AAGATCTCTAAGCGTTGATTCCCACTCCTTTGCCTTCTTTGCATATGCATCCTTCGACATCGTGCCTTCAAACACCATCTCGAAAGCCAGATCCAGTTTAGTTTCAATATCTTTCTTCATACTTTTTAAAGATTTCAGTTCTTTAGCGTGAGCCTTATTTCTTTCTTGAATCCTGAATGACAGATCGTTTGTTATCCCCTCAATGGCTTCATCGGTGAAGACGTTGTTTTTCAGCTCCTCGCGTCTTTGCTTTATCCTTTTATATAGTTCCATATTCACACCCACCTTTTATTATTTTATAGATTTAATTTACCACGGTGGTGATTTAAGGTCAATAAAAATATATAAACCTCAATAAAAGTGTTGACTTATAATCAACAATACATTATTATAAGGGTGTGATTAATAATCAACACAGCGAAAGGAGGTATCAGTATGACCAATACTATAGAATTTGAAATTGCTATAAAGCGAGCAGGGTTTACAAAGCGTGAAATTGCTAATAGACTAGGCCTGTCGGAGCAGGGCCTTTATAACAAAATAAACAATGAGACGGAGTTTAAGGCAAGCGAAATAGATAAACTCGCAAAAATGCTCTCTATTCCAAATGTGGATGAGATTTTTTTTCATCAAAATAGTGATTTAAAATCATCAAATAAGGAGGAAAAATAATGTGCAAGATAATGACCGTCAGCTTCGACAGGAAGACCTGGGCAGTTATCGGCAGAGAGATCAAGGATTCAGACGAGGTTATGGATTACAGCGAGGTAGTTGATGCATATGCCGAAAAATATTTGAAAACAATTAAGGAGGAAATGGAATGAACAAAAGGGATGAAGATAGAATCGAAGCCCAAAATAAAAGAATCGCCGGATATGTGACAAACATGTTCGTCAGCATGGTCACAGCGATTATTGTAACACTACTTTATAGTTGTAATTTAAAGTGAATGCGATATCCAAAGAGTTATTAAAGAAGTTAAAGCAGATACGCCTATCGGAATTAGAATGCTCTTTATGAGAAAATTTTTTACTTCTAACCAACTAAATTCATTGTAGTTTTGAGCTTCATATCCAACACATATGTCGGATATAGGGTTTGTTGCTATAAAGGTTATGTAGCCACGTTCTTTAAGATAGTACAGAACATCACTCAAGATTTGTTTGTTAAAATCCTGGGTAAGATATTTTAACAACTCCTCTGAATTGCAGACATAATTCAAATCGTTTTTAGCTTTATTTAATGCTTTTAATACCTGAATAGATTTTTTATCTAACATATCATCACCTTCCTAATATAAGTTTACCACTTTAAGGAAGTAATGAAAATAAAGGAGGATAACAAATGAACGAATTACAAATTTTTAGAAACGAACAACTGATACCAATTAACGAAAACGAAAGCGGGGACGTTGTAATCAGCGGAAGAGATCTACATGAGTTTCTGGAAATTAAAACTGCATACAAGGATTGGTTCCCCAGGATGATTGAATATGGCTTTGCTGAAGATGTGGATTTCATCACAGATATTGAAAAAGTAGACGCTCAAAATAGAGCGCGTACTTATGAACAAACAAATCACATTATCAAGCTCGACATGGCTAAAGAAATTGCAATGATCCAGAGAAACGAAAAAGGCAAGCAGGCAAGACAGTACTTTATCCAAGTTGAAAAAGCGTGGAACAGTCCAGAAATGATAATGAAAAGAGCTCTGGAATATGTCAACAGACAAGTGGAAGGACTGAGTCTAGAATCAGCACATCAAAAGCAAATAATTGCAGAACTACAGCCGAAAGCTACTTATTACGATCTTATACTACAGAACAAATCTCTAGTAGCAATATCTGTAATAGCCAAAGACTATGGCATAAGCGGCACAAAAATGAATGAGTTGTTAAATGAACATGGCGTTCAGTACAAAATGGGAAACAAGAAGAAATATATCTGGCTTCTTTATGCCAAGTATCAAGATAAGGGGTATACATCGTCAAAGACTCAATCCTATGTAGATTCAAACGGAGTTGTTCAGAATAAACCTCATACTTACTGGACACAAAAAGGCAGGCTATTCATCTATGACCTACTAAAACAAAGCAGCATATTACCAATAATAGAAAGGGAGTTGAATTAAATGAACATCAATGAAACAGAAACATATAATAGATGGCCCGATCCGGAAATCACACGAGAAGGCATCGACCAGAACGAGCCTGCAAGAAAGAAAAGGCACCTCAGGAAATACAGCATACTCAGTATAGCGTGGTTTTGGTTTAGAGGATTAATTGCAGCCGCTGCCCTATGCGTAGTAATTGGAGCAGCTGGGAATATAATCGAAATTTTAGCGAGGATATAGCCATGAAAAATATAGACATAGATTATATCTTGATGGTCTTATCAGGTGCAACCATGATCATATTCACGTTAGTTGTATTGGGAACTGCGCTGATAGGCAATGCAACATTCGGAGGGTAGGAAATGAGAGTACAAACACTAGGCGAAAACTGGGACGCGCTTTTAGTCGCGGTAGTAAGCCCTGACTTTTACACAAGCGAGCAAGCATTCATGGCGCTGCAACATGGAGCATTTGCACCACAGGACGAGTTCGACAGGCCAAGGCCGGGACGAAGAAAAATGGCAATCGACTATAAACTAGTTTTGAAACTTAAGCAGACCATGACATGGGTAGAGATAGGGCGATTACTAGGCATCAAGGACCGGACATTGTCACGCAGGATGATGAAATACATAAAGGCGCAAAAATGAAAGAGTTGATATTGGGAACACTATTAATAATAACCCTGCTAACCACATTGATATTAGATAAGGAGACGAAACGATGGTAACAACTGAAAGGTACGCACACGAGCAGGAAATTAAAAGGCTTAAAGCGGTCAACAAATATCTGGCGGCAGCATGTAAAGATTACATGGATCTTAGCCAGGAACTGAAAAGGGAAAATGAGAAGTTGCATGAGCATAATTATTTATTGATTAAGGAGAAATAAGCGTGGAATACGAAAACAACAGAAAAATAAAAACAGAGTTATTCAATGATAACTTTCAGAACTATAAAAGATACGGAATACCAAAGGCGCAATTAGTCATAGCTGATATTCCGTATAACTTAGGAATTAACGCTTATGCCTCCAGCACCGAATGGTATGTTGGCGGCGACAATAAAAAAGGCGAAAGCAAAAAAGCAGGAAAAGCGTTTTTCAATACAGATCACAACTTCAATATCGCTGAATACATGCACTTTTGTAGCAAGCTACTTGTTAAGGAGCCAAAGGAAAAAGGCAAAGCCCCTGCAATGATTGTATTTTGTTCCTTTGAGCAGATGCACACCGTTGCTGAATATGGCAAGAGACACGGGTTTAAAAACAGTTATCCACTATTTTTTATCAAAAATTATTCGTCACAAGTGCTGAAAGCTAATATGAAAATAGTTGGTGCAACAGAGCATGCAGTAGTTTTGTATCGTGATAAATTACCGAAATTCAACAATGGAAGAACCGAAACGCAAAAAGGCAAAATGGTTTTCAACTGGGTTGAGTGGAAAAGGGACAGTGCAAAAGAATATCCTAAAATACACCCCACGCAGAAGCCAGTAAATGTTTTAAAACGGCTGATTGAAATTTTCACAGATGAGGGTGATGTAGTGATAGACCCTTGCGCAGGAAGCGGAACCACGCTAAGGGCGAGCAGAGAATTGAATAGGAACAGTTATGGGTTTGAAATATCAAAAGATTTTTATAATAAGGCCCAAGAACAAATGCTATTAGAAAAGGAAGAGGATTATAAACAATTATCTATCATATAAATATTAAGGAGGAATATTAAATGAGATTAAAAGACAAAGGATTAGTACCTATAGGAATATTTAAACCCGTTAAGGATTAGTCGGAGGGGGAGAAACAAAGAATGGAACAGGTGCAGTTTGATAACTATAAAAGAATGAAATATCACCCTGAATATCATAAAAACATGGGGCAACCGTGGTCGCTTGAGGATTTGCAGTATCTGATTAATTACTTTGACAAAATAGGAGTTGTCGAAATGAGTTTTGCTCTGGAACGCACTGAAACAGCAATCAATCAACAAGTATATTTGTTTCGAAGAAGAGGAATTATGATAAAACCAACAACCATAAGATATTTCAAGAGATAAAAAAGGCACCTTTACGAGAGGCGCCAATAGTAAAACTATCACGAATATTATATCACATCTAAGGAGGGAAATAGATGAAACTTCAAACTCTAAAACTTGAACACTTCCAAGGTTTGAAATCGGAAGAATTCAAATTCAACGGAAACAGTGCCAGCATATACGGCGACAATGCCACCGGAAAAACCACAGTATTTAATGCTATTACATGGCTGCTATTCGATAAGGCCAGCACCGGGGCGAAAAACTACTCGCCAAAAACCAAAGGACCTGATGGGGACCTGCACAGGCTAGATCATTCTGCAGAGGCCGCATTCAGCCTTGAAGATGGCAGGATAGTGACTCTTAAAAAAGTGTATCACGAAAACTACAAGAAGAAGCGTGGATCAGCGACAGAAGATCTCGATGGGCACACCGTAGATTATTACATAGATGGTGTCCCGGTGAAGGAAAAGGAATATTCTTCAACACTCATAGCATATTGCGGCGGGGACGTGGAAACCATGAAGATGTTGACTATGCCGGACTATTTCCCGGAAGAAATGACATGGGATGCCCGCAGGAAGATTCTTCTTGAGATATGTGGCGATGTTTCAGACGAAGATGTAATGCGCAGCACTGATGACCTGAAGGGCCTGCGTGACTATCTGTTGATGCCAGGCACCTCAAACCAGTTTTACACGGTAGACGAATACAAAAAGATTGCCGGAGCCAAGAAAACAGAGATCAACAAACAGCTGCAGGGGATCCCCGGAAGAATAGACGAAGCGCAAAGGGCGATGCCTAACATAATGGGATTGAATGCCACTGCGATAGACAATGCTATAAAGAGCCTGGCCAATCAGAAAAGCGACCTCGAGATTGAAAGGGCGCAGGCCATGAACGGTGATTTGGCATTTGCAAGTCTGAGAAACAGTATCGCTGAGGCCAATGCCGAGCTGTCAGAGGCCAGAACTGCACATGTTACCCAGGGGGCCGCAGCGAACGAGAGTATCTTTGCGGTAATCAGCCAGGCAAAGCAGCTGCAGAGCAAAGCCAAGTCCAGCCTGCAGGATGCGAAAACAGACTTTGAAAACGTGACCCGCAGAATCAACAACCTTAACCAACGCCGCGCGGATCTCGTCAATGAGTACATGGCTATCCAGCAGGAAACATGGGACGAGGGAAAAGAAACGTGTCCTACATGCCATCAGGAATTACCGGAAGAAAGCATCCAGAAGCTACGGGAGGATTTCAACCTGAGCAAGGGCAAGCGCCTTGAGAATATCAATGCAAGAGGCCAGAAGGAAGCCAGCAAAGAGATAATTGAACAGCTGCAAGCTACCTCCAAAGAACTTGAAGATCAGATAGCGGAATATACCAATGCGGTTCAGGACCAAGAAGAGCACCTGGCAATACTGCAGTCCCAGATAAAACAGCCGGTATCTTTCGAGAGCACAGAGCAGTATTCCCTGATCATGGCCAAGATATCAAGCCTAAGAAAGTCCGAAGAAGATAAAGGAGCCACAATAAGGCAACTGTCTTCTGGCCAGGACGATAAAATCCGGTTCATCCAAACCAAAAT